ACACCAACACGAGTCAAACAGAGTAGAATGGCTGGTGCTACTGCATGATACCATTGTATCTCTTGAAAGGGAATCTTTGTGAGACGTTCATATGAAATGTCTCCGCCATTGATATGCCAACCATACCAGAGAGTTGCAAGCAATACAACTGAGGCTGCACCCCATAGAACTTTCCAATGAAAGCGTTCGTTGTTAGAAGCGATCCATGTTCCAAGCGTTTGAACAGAGTCGTTAGCGATAACTGAGTAAGCAGCAAAAAGAAATCCGACTGCCATCCAGAGAGTTAGTTGATCCATAATGTATTATTCCTTATTCCACAACACGACTGAAGTTTTTCACCTTCTCAAATCGAATAGTGCTTTTAAATTTGTCTGCAAGTGCATCCTGTTTATGACTAATCACAAATACGTTTTCATCACCCAACGTATTTAGAATCTTTAGGAATTCATCTGTCCCTGTACCGTCAAGTGAACTATCGAATATCTCATCCAGAATGAGCAGATTAGTATTAGTGCTGTTCTTCATCTTTGCAACTGCTCTCCATGTGAATAGCAGTGCAAGGTCAATACGCATCTTCTCACCCTCACTGAATGATGCATAAGAAAACTCATCACGATAACGAGACTTGATGGTTTCCTCAAAGTTTTCATCCAGTGTAAAGTTCACATAGAACTCCATTGATGTAAGATAGGTATTGATGAGCTTGTTCATGATAGGAAGATATTGTTTAATAACCTTAGTCTTAATACCAGTATCCTGTAGCATGCTTCGTGCAGCTTCTGAGTAAGTTTGTTCTTCACGCAACTTTGATTTCTGCATATCAAAACCAGAAAGAGTTTCCTTTAACTCACTGAGTTTTTCATAATCTCCCTTATTTACCTTGCCACCCTCTAACTCACTAATTTCTGATTGTAATGTTGCATTGAACTTCTCAAGTTGAACTAATGAACTGTTCTCTTTTGCAATTTCAACCCTGTTTGTCTGTATGTTTTGATTAACCTCATTGATGATATTAACACAAGCTTGTGTATGTTTCAACTCCTCTAGAAGTTCATTCATTCCAGAATTGAGTTTTTCAGACTTGGAATTTTCTTTCGCAATCATATCTTCTTTGAACGACTCATCAATGTGCTGATGACACGTTGGGCAATCTTCATTGTTCTCAAAGAAGCTTATCAGTTTGGTATGCGCCCTGTGTTTTTCTTTCAGCTGCGATTGAATGTCCTTGAGTTTACTGAACTTCTCTTCAATCTTTGTAGAGTTAGAAATCTTCTCATGCAGTGAAGAAGTGTCGTCCTCAAGATTAGAAATGTTAAACTTCTTCTTGAAGATGTCTTCCTCATTATTAGCAATTAGAAACGTCTTTTCGTTAATGATTTTTTCTCTGTTCTGCTCTACATCTGCAATATACTTTTCTTGTAGAGCAATCTTCTCCCCCGTTAAACTATAGTGGTAATCAGCCTCACGGATATCATCAACAATGGTTTTTAATTGTGTTCTGAGAAGCATATTCATTAGAGAGAAAATTTGAATATCAAGAATTTCCTCAACCACCTCACGGCGATGCCGAGATTTCAATTGCATAAAGGGAATAAATGTAGAACTGCCCAGAATAACAACTTGTGTAAAACTGCGATAGTTGAGTTTTAAGATTTGCTGCTCTAGATATTTCTGATAGTCACGAGAGTTGGCGTCTTGATTATACATCTTACCATTAACATAAATTTCAAACACATTTGGTTTGATGCCACGAACAACCTTAACCTTCTTAGAACCAATACGAAACTCCACCTCTACAAGTGCAGCACCACCATTGACAGAGTTTAGAAGTTGGGGTTTATTGATATTACGAAATGGTTTGCCAAATAAACCAAAGCAAAGTGCATCAAGAATAGTAGACTTTCCTGCACCATTTTCTCCAATAATTAATGTGGTTGAACTTCTGTCTAACTGTATCTCTGTAAAATTATTACCAGTTGACAGGAAATTCTTCCATCTCACAGTCTCAAAATGTATCATATTTCTAAATCTTGTGCCTCACTGTAAAGTGACCGCATCGTATTCTTCAATCGGTCTTTGTTCAAAGTAACATCCAGTTGGTCAATATATTTCTCTAGGAGTGTCATTGTGTCTTCTGTATTCTCCACGATATCATCAGATACATTGTCAGCATCCAACTCAGAAAAGTCTTCGATAATCTTGACCTCAAATGCGTCAGCCTGTAGCAGTCGATCTGTGAATTTGTCAAACTCATACAAATCCTTCTTGTTTACTACAATCAGTTTTACATACTTTTCTTTATAAACAGACACATCTTCTTTGGTGTAGTCTTTAATAGTATCGTCATAGAAAATCTTTTCGAAAATACTATGGGGATTAATGATGCGTTCTAATTCTCGCTTCTCCGTATCAAAAATATGAAAACCTTTCGGATCATTGTAATCGCTCCATGTAATTTCATATGGAGTTCCCAAATAATATATCTGGCCATCATCTGATTTATGATGAAAATGTCCACTAAAACATAGGTCGAATCTACGAAATAATTCCTTATCAAAGGAACCTTCTGCCATATGACCCTTGTGCATTTCGAAACCATTTACTTCTAAGTGCCCCATCAAAATTTGTGCTGGTGAAGTTTTTAATGCTGTCATTGCAGCCTCATAATTTTCACTATTAATCCATGGCATAAATTGAATTGGTATACCATCAAATTCCACAACCTCTGGACCAGTGTATATATTACATCTGTCAGAACCTACCAACTCTTCCATCGAATTGACTTCATTGGTATTTTTATAAAATGTATCATGATTACCAATAATAATATGAAGGTCAATTCCCAACTCAGAAAATCGGTTAATGAACTTCTTTCTAAAATCATTGGCAGTTTTAAAGCTGATAAACTTCCTACGATCTGTTACATCGCCCATATGAACACAGGTAGTAATTCCCCTCTTGACTAGAGTAGGAAAAAATACATCGTCATAGAATTTGTAGAAATAATCATTGATGTTTTGGTTATCATTTCTGGCACCAAAGTGAGTGTCAGTTATAATTGCAATCTTCAACGCTCTTCACCAAGAACTGCTACATTTTCAATCTCATCATTCATAAAATTCTCTAATCCTTTTTTATTTTTTTTTTCTACCGTCTTAGGTTTATATACATCTTCAGATGGAAGATTGTCCATTGCAAAGGAATTATCAATACTGTAACTAGTTGAATCACCCGGCATGGTATCATAGGATTGGTAGTTACTGCCCGATATAATTTTATTTTTAACGTGGGTTTGCTTTTTTTCTTTTTGGATTCGTCTAATGAATGCATAGTAGATAATTTGTGTAAAGTATGCAAACGGGTTAGATGATTTCTCTGGATTAAAGTTTGATGCATACTGAAGACAATTCTCGATACCATCAGATATCATATCGTCCTTATATGTGTAGTTTATAAAGTTAGGCCGATATGATAAATGCTGTGCAATTTTAAGAAAACATTCTCCCATATATCTTGTAACAGGGGGAATAAGTTTATCAGCATCTGTTGCTTCTTTGCATTTTTCTTTCCATGCAATCATTTCTTGTAGAAAAGCTTTGTTGTCAACGTAATGCTCACCCTTTGCTTTTGCCATAGATAATCTCCTTAATCTTTACTCACTATACTATACTTACAAGATTAAGTCAAGGTTCATTATAATTTAAAATAATCTTTAAGGAACCTTGACTCCACTAAAAAATAGTGTTACATTAAGCTTGTCCTTGGTTATTAGAACTATCTTAATGTATATATTTGATATCTGTTTTTAAATCTTCTAATAGATCATCGTAAACATCATCATCATCGATATCATCTAAAGTGTTAATTTCCTCAGCATCATCTAACTTGTTTATTATACCTTCATAATAAACACTCAGGCCTGGTGATGCAGGTAACATAATAATAACATGTTTAGGATCAATATCAAAATAGGTTTGTTCTGTGAAGGGTTGCACCCATCGTGTCAACATTAAAGATTCTGTAATACCAGTTCGTGTCACATGGGGATGCACACTCATGAGTAAAGGTTTGGAAATTTCATATTTACCATTATTTTCAGAAAGCTCACAAATGATATTCTCGCCACTAATGAGCTTCAGAATTTTGTATGTATCTGTGTTCATCGTAGTTTTACCTTACTAATTTCATAGTTGAATTGTTCTGCATTGTATATATTTGGTTGATTACGAAATGTCATATCATCTGCAATATCAAAAATTAAAACGGAATTTTTATTCTCCCCCTGACGCAATCCTCTACCGATACTTTGAAGCACTCTAATTCTAGACTTAGACGGGCTTGCGAGCACGATGTTGTGAATATTGCGAATGTTAATACCAGTGCTAAAAGTCCCATATGAAGCAATGGTAATAGAATTTGTTTCATTCTCAACAATAGATCGTATATCTTCACGTTCTGTAGTGCTAGTATTTCCGTAGATGAAAAATATCTTTCGTAATTTATCATCAAAGAAACCTTCTTTTTGAGATTTTTTAGCTGCTTCGTAAAGAGGTTTACCATGTTTCTCAACCAGTTGATATAAACATAATGTATTGCCGGGGAGATGCATTAACAATCTAGCAAGAAATTCATTTCTACTCTCATGTTCGCCTAGAAATTGTAGTTCTTCTGCATAAGTCATCCTTTCTCGTATATTATTATGTTTTAAAATAATACATTTGATTTTAAGGTCAGCAAGAGATTTATTGTCAATTAGCTGCTTTGTGGTAGTTACTTTTTCAACAGGACCGAATAGACCTTCTAAAACAAGTTGGTGCGTCTGCGTCCCGTCTAGGGTGCCTGTGAGCCCAAACCTGTACTTACATAGGTGTAACTTGGCCATGATGCCAGTAAGTGACTTGGCCTTAAACATATGCGCCTCATCACCAATCACACAACCGAACTGTTCAAAATACCTCTTCGGTAGTTTATAG